GTTTCTAAAAGCATGGCCACGTCAAGCGGTGGGCCAAATTCCGTCAAATCCGCCGGTACGAGAGGAAGTGTCTCGTACGAGAGAGAGAGCGAGAGCTGGAGAACGCCGTATGATATGCTTTCCCGCCTAAAACGGTTAGGCGCCATTGCAGATCATGAGTCAGAACGACGCGTGATCGGTATCTTAAGGCGTGCGGCAGAGGGGAGGACTCAGGATTTTCGGACCCCTTTCTTTACAAGTAAGGGTAAGAACGGCTTAGTCTATCTCCCACGAGAAGAGATTGTGGAAATCCTCCGATCGCACATGTCGAATGGGTCTTTCGACAGGTCCTTGGACTTTGTGGTATCACCGATCGAAGACGAGAATATGGCGGACATCGGACCTTGGTCCCCTTTCCTTCCATATGCTCAGGATGGGCCTAAGAAGGTACAGGCCGTATATTGCGATAAGATCCTGCGAGCCGATCGGGGGCCTTACGAACGTGCCGTGGAAAGGTACAGGAGTAGCGTCTCCGCACGATCTCTGAACAGAATTTCGTTTGAGGATGCGGTGAAAGGTACCCCTACAGGAGAGGGGGAGGCCCTAGAGAGAAAGGGCGGTCTCGACCCGACGACAAACTCTGGTCCGCCTTGGTATAGCTCTGGATGGAAGCCAACCGACGGAGATTCGCCAAGGAAACGCCATGGTTTGGAAGAGATATTCGACTGGTATCTCGCGCGGGCGAAAGAAATGGCCAGACAGATTGAAGACACTGGCGAAGCACCAACCTTCTTCGCAGTGATGTTTCAACGCTTGGTCCAGAAAGGACCAAACGCCTACGGACCCAAGTCAAAACGGATCGTCATGGGACTGGGCAAGGAAAACGCGATTCTTGGTAAAACGTTCAGTGTGCCGATTATCAACGCGCGTAAGGCCTTGGTCATCAATGGCGCTAGGACAATGATTGGATGGACGCGACTTCCTGATATCGATATCGAGATGCAGGACCTCCTACGCGTGGCTGAGAAGTCAAGACAGATCGTCGTCTCCGGAGATGTCTCAAACTTTGATGCCTCTGTACCACCTCAGTTGATCCTCGATGTAGGCGAAGCGATGTCATCATGGTTCAGGAGTGGCAGTCGCATTTTGAATGCGATGGTTCAAGGTATAGTGCATAACACATGGCTCATAACACCGAATAAGCTATGGGCACCTACCATGGGTTCAGTGAAGTCAGGGGATTGGGGAACGAATATCCTTGACTCCGGTTGCATAGAGGTAGTTCTCTTCTATGGGGAGGAGGCCGGGTTCTACAAACTCGACAGGCACTACGCACTAGGCGACGATTTCCTGGCCCTTGGCCAAGGGGTTACACCCGATTCCATTTCTGAGGTGTTTAAGCTGTTTGGTCTCGAATCGCATCCTGCGAAACAGTTTTACGTGAAGAACGCGCTTCACTTCTTGCAACGATTGCACGTCCATGGTAGGATTGGTGGCATAGCAAGCGTGATGCGTACCCTGGGCCACGCTCTGGGCTTTGAGCATATGGAATACAAACCAGGGGAGTTCAACCGTTTCTCGTATGTTGTCCGCGCTCTTTCCCAGGTCAATAATTGTGTGTTCAATCCTTACTTTTCCGCACTCGTCGATACCCTCAGAGAGGGTGACGCCGAAGAATTAGGCGCGCGATTCACGCCAGATGAGGTTGCCTCCCAGTCAGGAAAAGCTGGGAAGTATATCATCCGGGAAGATACCAACGCTCCTTGGAAAGCAGGGGCCACATCGTTTCCAAATTGGCCTGTAAACGGG